TCTTCTATTTCTTTTACTGATTTAGTAAGCATATATCGACCGTCAACAAAAGATTTTCCACCTCTAGTTCTATGACCATATTCAATGTACGGTGCGTAGTGAACATTGTTATATATAATCCTAGCTAAATCTCCGTCTTTTTTAACTCTCCAACTTCTTCTAAGCACTCCACTATCTACTGGAGTTTTTAATTTAACTTTTGCAATAAGCTTTTGAGAAATTTTGTTTAAAGATTTACTAGCTTCTTCATCAAAATTATTACTAGCATTATTCAAAGTTCTAATAAATCTATTTAAGCCTTGAATATTCATTATGCCCTCTCTTTATAGCTTAATAAAGTTTCACTATGAGATGAATAACAAAAAGGCTTAGAAGCTAAATAGATAGATATTTTACCCATACTAGATACCTCAACTATATCACCTTCTCGTACGTCTACGTTAGGGTTTAAAAATAATAAATGAGAAAAAGCTAAAGCACCTATCCCGTCAACGTTCATGGTTTGGATATCCTTTTTAGATAAAGCACATTTAGCATCTTCTACAATTATTATTTCTTTAGTTTCAGTTACTCCAGTATTAAGGTTTTTTATCTTTTCTTTTCTCTTAATAGTACATCTATCAAAGTAAGTACTTTCTAATATTTCTATATCAGTCATTAAAAACACCTAACTTTTCTATATGTATTTAATATTTTCTTCTCGCTATCAGTTAAACCAACACCTGTTGAAGAAGTTTGGATAGCTTCGCCGACATTATATTCGATTTTAGTATCACCACGGCTTATAGACTTAATCTCTCCTGTATTTTGAGTGCCACCAGTTACAGTAGGTTTCATAATAGATACAACTTTATCTTCTATGAAACTTTCTAATCCTTTTGATAGCTCATTTACATTGCAATAGTCTACAACCATAGTTTCAACCTTAGCTAAATATAATAAAATCATATTGTCATGCTTTTCATCAGTAATATTTAATAAAAGTTTTATATTTTCTAACATACAATCACCTCACCTTTTTAAAAAAGGCAAGGGATTTATTCCCCTACCTTAGTAGTTTTAATTAAGCTTTTCTAGATCTTCCAGCACTAGCTATTTTTATAGCTTTAGTAACATCTGCTAAATGAACTGTATAGTGCTTATCAACTGTTAATTCAGTAGCTCTTATATTGTGTATTCTTTCAGTTTCTAAAGAAGTATCTTTCTTTAAGTATATAGCTATAGCTCCTGGCTTAACTATGTAGTTAGTGTTAGTTACTCTGTTAGATATAACAACGTCACATCCATGTATTTGACCAACAGAACCTTCAACTAAAGCTTCTCTTCCTAATTCTTGAACAGATAACCATGTTGGGTCTTGCTTTAATGTGTGAAGTTGAGCAGGAGAAACTAATAATACCTTTTGTCCTTCTAAGTCTTCACCAAATTTTACAAGCGCTTCAGATACTACTTCAGCAGATAAAGCTTTATTTATAGTCATTTCTTCTCCTATACCTTCTAAACAAGCCATAACATCAGTGTCAACTTTTGCAGCTATAGCTTTTGCTAATTGTTTAGATGCTTGACCTAATGGATCTCCGTATCCTGATAATATAGCTTCATCAGTTATTCTAACACCTTTACCAGCTTTTTTAACTGTTACATTTTCCATTTCAGTAGCTAGTGCTTCAACTGGTATAGCTTCACCTTCTGCAACATCTGCTGCTTCACCTATCATTTTGTAAGCAGGTAAAGATATAGTGTTCCCTGGTCTACCAACTAATGTATTGTCTACTGTTGCAAGTGGAGCAAATTTTATAGCGAATTCTAATTCTCCGTCTACCATAGAAGCTAATACTTCTGGGTTTATCATTTTATCTAATTTAGTCATAGTCATATTAAATACCATCCTTTATTATTTGTTTAATTCATTAAATAAATCTTTGTTTTCGTTGTATAAGTTCATTTTTTCCATGTAACTCATATTTTTAAATTGTTCTTTAGTTATTGAAGTTGCGCTTGAGCTTGTAGTGGTTTTCGGTACATTACCTCTTAGTCTTTCAGTTACTACCTTCTCTACTGCTTCATTAAATTTAGCTTCAAATAACTGTATATTTTCAAAAGTTTTTTCTGCATCATTACCTTTTAGCATTTCTGCAAATTCTATTGGTAAGCTTTTAGAAGCTAATTGCTTAGAAGTTTCATTTAAAAGTCTTTCATTCTCAAAAGCCCTTTTAGTTTCTTCAAATTCTCTTACTTGTTTTTCAAATAATTTCTTTTGCCTTTCTTGTTCAGATAGCCTAGATAATTCCTCGGCTTCTTTTCTTTCAGCTTCTATCTTAGCTTCTATATCTTTTCTTTCTCTTTGAAGTCTTTTGTTTATTATTTCATTAACTTCTTCTTGAGTAAAAGTCTTAACCTCTACTGTATCAACTTTTACATCTTCTTTTATTTCTTCATTAACAACGTTGTTTGTATTTTCCATTTAATCCTCCTAGTTTTAAGTCATAGTAGACTTTAAATAATCCGAGTTTTCTTTAGTGTCTAAACAAGTAAAAAGACAATAAAAAAGCCCTTACTAAATCAGTTAGTAAAAGCCAAAAAAGACTATATATTATATATATTTATTCTTTATTCTTTGATAGTGTTGCCCTTTAATTGCCCTATTGTTGCCCTTAAAGTAGCTCAAAGCATTGAAAACACTATGTTTTAATTGCCCTATTGTTGCCCTTTAATTGCCCTTTTGTTGCCCTATTATTTAATTTTATAAAATTTAGCCCATTCTTTGTAAGTCATAGATGAAGGAATTTCTATACTTTTTCCCTTTTCATCTCTAGCAAATCTAGTAGACATATTATCTTCTACATAAGGAATAGTTGTTGTTCTACAGTAAGGGTGTCAATGAAAAGGAGGCATATTTACACCAATAACTGCATCCTTAACATTAAACACCTCCCCGTCTAAATCTTGACACATTTTAGAAGTTCTTTTATCTAAAGTAGCAAGAATTTCATATTTATCAACATCACATTCTACATAAGCCTTTTGAGAAGAAGTTTCCATAAAATATGAATGCTCTGTATGTATAAGCCTTAAACAGTTTTTATAATCTGCATCTAGCTTTTTACTTAAAGCTCTTGAAGTTTCTTTAACTCCTTTACCTTGTATAATCATTTGGGTTAATTCCTGGACCATAGCATTTTTAAATTTAGTTCTATTAATCCATAAATTTTGACTATAGCTTCTACCACTCCAAGGAAAGGCCAAAATTTCTTTTATCATGTCATTATCTATATATGAAAAAGCAGCTCCAACACCTATTGATTTGTGTATATCGAATATAGTTTGGTAGTAATTATCTTTTATAGTGCTACTGTAAGTCATTGTAAGCCTTTTATTTGTGCTTTCATATACTTCATTAATGTATTTACCACATTGATAAAACATTTCTTCTAAACGGGAAATTCTACTTTTCATAGCTAAAGTGTTTAACTCAAGTAAAAGCTCTTCATTTCCTGTTTCTTCTATAAGTTTCATATAGGACTTTAAATCCCTTTTAAATTCTCTAAATTCACTACTATTCAAATATTTTTTTGCATCAGAATAAGATAGGTTGTTATCCTTAGCATATTTATAAAATAAATTGCTAATTTCTTTACCTATCTCATTCATAGCTTTTTTATATTCATCAACTAATTCTTTTTCTATTTTTTTTAAATCTTTTAAGCCTTTTTTAAGTTTATAAGCTTCTCTTTTTTCCCAGTATTCTTTACTAGACAAATTATTCTTCATTTATAGCACCTTCTTTATTTTGTGCATTAAAAAAAGCTTCCTCAATTCTTTTAGAAGCTATATCAAAATAATTATTATCAAGTTCTATGCCTATAAATTTTCTATTGGTATTCATACAAGCTACACCAGTTGAACCACTTCCCATAAAGCAATCTAAAATTATGTCACATTTGTTAGATGATGTTTTAATTATATACTCTAATAAATCTACTGGTTTAGGAGTTATATGCCCTTGCTTTTTAGCTACTTCGTAATTCATTACAGAGTGATGTTCTTTTAAATTATTAAACGTATACCTTAAATCTTCATATTCTTGTCTTAAATCTTCATATTCTTGTCTTAAATCTTCATATGACTTATCAAAATCTAACACTTTTGATAGTACCTCGTAGTGTTTTTTTGTTATAAACTCAAATTGCTTGTAATTCTTATCTAATTTATGTTTTAATATTGTTTTAGCACTTGCTCTATTTCTTGCTATACCGTTATCTATGTATAAATCCACAAGTCTATCATCATTATACTTGAGCCCTTTTTCCATCAGTTTACTATAAAGATATTCTTTTATGGGCTTATAATTATCTACATCTCGTTGTACTCTATTTAATCCAGCCTCATCTTGAAAAGTATAATACAAGCAGTACTCAGCCATTTGCTTGTAATTCCTTAATCCATTTACGGCACAATGACCATCTAAATACCCTTTTAAGCTACTTCTATCAAATCTTTTATTCCATACTAGCAACTGCTTAAAAACAAAATCAGTATTATTATTTATATAATTTTGTAGTTCCACTATCTGTAAAAAGTCATTATGGAAAAAATAAAAACTACCATTACCTTTTAATACTCTTTGGCACTCTTTAAACACTTTCCCCATGAACTCCACATACTCATTTACTGTTTTCCATTTATCCCATTTTTTATCTTTTCCTATATTGTATGGTGGGTCTATTAGTACGAGATTAACAGACTTATCTTCTATATCTTTAAATATACTTAAGCAATCCCCATTATATAATTTATACATTTATATCACCTAATTCAGAATAACTATCCTCATATAAAGAGTTAGCTTCATTCTTTTTTCTTTCTAATTCACTTGCTACATCATCAACATAAGGAGATAAAGCTAATACAGTTTCTTCTGATAATATACCTGTTAATTTTTGCATAGTATCAGCAATTTCAACTGCATTAAATGGTTTATTTCTAGTGAATATAGGTTGAATTTCCATGTAACTCATTTCACTATTAGTTTTTATTTTTAAGAAGTTACACATAAGTTCTAATCTTCTTAATAAACCTTTTTTAAACTTAGCTTCTTTAACTCCTACTAAATTTTCTAAGGCCATTAATTTATAAGATAATGCAACTCCACTAGAATTATTAGAAAACTCACTATCATTCATATTAGGTACACAAGAAAACCTATGTATATCATTATCTAATCTGTTTTTATAGTTTTCTAAAGCACTATCTTGGATATTCTTTATAAGATATTCGGCTTTGCCTTCATTGTCTACAAAGTTTATTATGTTTTGATTTTCTATATCTTTAGCACTTTCTTCATCCATTAAATATCCACTTATAACTAGATAAGCATGAGTAAAGCTTTCAAAGTCATTAGCACTATCGGATTGAGTTTTATCATAAGCATCAATTAGTGGCTTAATTTTTTCAAAGTCCCCATATCTTTCATCATTATTTATGTATACTGAAACTGGTACATCTAAAAAATAATGTGGCACTTGGTTCACAAATCTTATTGAATCTTCTTCTTTTACATAGTAGGTTATATTATTCTTATCATAAACCTCAATATGAGTTATAGTATCTTCAGTATCTATTAATTTTTCATCATAATATCTTATAGCAAATATAATATTTTCTTGAAGTGTATTATCATATGCTACTATACATTCACTAGGATCAATAGAAGCAAATCTAATATTTGTATCTTCATCAACATACATTATCTCTATACCATAACCACATATAGAAGCATTTTTAGCTAAAGTAGTATTATTATCTGCTTCATCATTGTAAACTAATAATTCTTTTATAGTTTCAAAGTTTTCTATGTTAACATAAGATACAGGCTTACCTAAAAAATACCCAACTGCCGTATTTGTGATATAACTTGCATAAGGGTTAGATATTTTATTTTTAGGTTTATTTCCGTTGTTATATTCTCTATAAACTATATCATTATTGTTATTGTAATAATCTTTTAATTTATTAATTCTTTTAGCTTCTTCTTTGTGAAGCTCAAGCACATATTTAACTACATCTACTGTCATTTCTGTATCTTTATTAAGTTTAATTTTTCTCATACTACACCCCCTTATAAATCAAATCTATCTCTATTAAATTTAATTCCACCTAGCCTTACATCTTCTAAACTGTATCTGAGTGCATCCATTAAATGGTTATAATCATCAATAGGCTTATTAATAACATTACCTTCTTTTGTGTCCCATACATAATTAGACAACTCAACTATAGTATTTTCACATTTAGGGTGAACGTATATTTTAAAATCTTGTATAAATTGAATACCATTTAAAATACTGTCTTTCCCCTTTTTAGCACCTTTAATTCTGTATATACCTTGCCTTTTTATATCATCTATAGATTTAGGCTCTGAACTATCCCCAACTATTTTTTCTTTTGAATAGCCTTTATATTTAATCATATTAGCTATATCTTTATTACTCATAGCTTTCTGATAGTGTTCATCAAATATAAATATTTCATTATTATCTAAATCGATTAAAGAAGCTATAAAAGCAGTAGGATCATTTGTATATCCAAAGTCAAGGCCAAAGGCACTTTTGATATTTCTTCTCTTTTTAATTTCTTCTATATTAAATTCTAATTCCTCAAAGTTACTATAGACTAATCCTTCTGCTATTCCCCAGTTTCCTAATCCTTCAATATTATATCTTCTAGGATTATTTATCTTCATTTTTTCAAATAGCTTTTTATCATCCTTACCTAGAAATTCATTACAAGTATAGTTTGTGGTAATAGCTAAAATATCATCATCAACAACATCAAAGAATCTTTTCTTTAACCAGTGTTTTTCACTCCATGGGTTAAAGCTTAATATTATCTGTTTAAAATATCCTGGAGGTAATTCCCCCCTTATAGACATATCAACTTTATTAAAATCATCTTCATTCATTATTTGAAAAGCTTCCTCAAACCAACACCAGCACAAGTGGCCATGTTCAACAGTAATAGAAGTTATAGACATAGGATCATCTAAACCCCTAAACAATATCTTTTGGCCAGTAGGTAAATAAGTTGCTTCTAGTGGTGATTTGCTAAACTTCCATAAATGAGATACTCCTAAAGTATTTGAAGCCCATTTTAATTGAGTATATGTACTGTCTTTATGAGTGTTAAAAACTCTCCTAATAATCAAAGTATTAGCTAAAGGATATTTCATCATATTGTAAATTATCCATAAAGCAGTAGTAGTTGATTTTTTGCTACCTCTACCACCTTTTACAACTTTATATCTACCTTTATAATTCCAATAAGTTGCATAGCCTTTACCTATTATTTGTGGTAAGTTAATCCTCAAGTAATTCTTCCCCCTCAAATATTACTTGTTGATTTACATTAGCTTCAACTTTATCAACCCACATTCTGTACCTTTTACCTAGTAATTCAGATGCCCTCATTCTATCTTTTATAGTTGGTTTTCTAGTTGTTCTTAATTCTTCGCCAAGCTGGCTAAATTGCACTACTTCTTCTTCTGTTATTCCCCTAGCTATATCAGTAAGTATTTGCAATATTTCATCTTGTGAAGCTATTCTGCTTTCATCTTTAGCACTCATAACTTCATCTATGTAATTTTTAACCTTTGCATTTCTAAGCAATCTACTTCCATTTGATTCTGCTGTACTTTGGTTTTCTACACCATAAGCTTTTTTATAGCTTTCAGTTGCATTAAGGCTTTCAATATAATAATCTGCAAAAGCCTTTTGTTTATCATTTAATTTACTCACCCCAATACCTCCTTTATATACTTTGACGATGATTTTAATAAAATAAAAAAGAAGCCTAATAACTAGACTTCTCCCCCTTTGGTACTTCTTCCATAACTTCTATAAGCCATTGTACCCTCTTAGGTATTTCAATAGTAGCTTTTATAACTTCATTTACATCTTTCCATACCTTAACCTTAGTTTTCTTCTCTTTCAACTCAATTCCCCTCTTTGAGTTTTAATGTTAGAGTACTAAAATTAATTAATACTCTAAAATAAAAAATCAAATAAAAGGATAAATAAAAATGAAAAAATTAAAACCACCTAAAACTAGGTGGCATTTTAAGGAGTTTTATACAATATATGTTTATATATCATGTAACAATAATATATTACTATATCTAAAATGAAAATAAAACGTAAATTAAAAGTAAAAACGTAGTAATTTCAATTACTCTACTAAATTTACTAAGCTATTTATAATTCTGTCTTTGTTAATCCATATAGTTTTAGTTTCATAATAGTTTAATTTTAATGCTATTTTATTCATTCTAATATTTTCTATATAGAATGCTTCTACTATGTATCTATCTTTAGTATTTAAGCTTTCTAAAAGTGCATCAGTTAAGCTAACTTCATATCTTAATTTATCTAATTCTTTTTCTCTTTTTACAACTAAATCAGATAAATCACTTTGATTTGAAGTTTGGATTTTTTCTTTTGAGTAATCTATTGCACTTATAGTAAAATCATCATCAGTAACTATACCCAATTCAAGTATTTTTATTCTTGATTTATTCTTTTTGTAATTTCTTAATAAATTTTCTATGTATTTATATTTGTCTTTAGCCATTTTATCCCCTTGATTTTAGTTTTGAAGCTTTGCTAAGTATCTTGGCTATATTAACTCCTGTTTTAGTCAATTCTTTATCTTTATATATTAATTTATTGTTGTTTAATATGAGCATTTCACTTCTTGATACTGCTATTAAATTATCTATATCAAAGTTTTGCCTGTTTCCATCTGCAAATATAACATTGTGGTCTTTTGGAATTTCTCCATAATATTGTTCATAAACATATCTTTGTTTTAGTTTCCACGTTCTAGGATCAGCAACTTTTATTTCAATATATCCGTCTTTATTTACTCTTTCACTTCCCACTGGTCTATATTGAGGGGGCATGGTTCCTTTTTTAAAAGATGTTTTATTTGCACCCATATAGCCTTTAAGCCCTTTGTTCCAAGGTATACTTCCTTTTCTAAAGCACCCTGTAGTACCAGTAGTTAAATTATATCTATTCATAGCCCCTTTGATTTGTTGGTCTGTAAAATCATAATTAAACTTATCTTTCATTAAATTTGCTATTTCTTTATAAGTCCTACCTTTTACAATAGAAGCTAAATATTCTTTTTCTTCTTCACTCCATTTATGAAGCCTTTTATTTTTACTCCCTTTAGGTCTACCAGTCATACTATTAACCCTCTAACATCTTAGGGTTTTCTTGCATATATTCAGTAGAATATTTTTTAGCTTCAAGCACAACCCTAGCATTTAATATTATTTCTTTAGCTATATTTGCTACTGCTTTGCTTCTTTCAATTTCTTCTGAAAGTTTCTCCCCTTTTATATCTTCATCATTTAATCTTTCAAGTTGCATGAATAGGTGGTTGTTTAAATCTCCCAGTGTATTTTTCATTTTTATATCCCTTCTTTATCTGTATTACTGACTGTCAGTACTGACATAAAATTTTTAAAAGCCTTAAACCTATTGAAAACGCTAATGCTTAAAAAAATGGCATAAAACTAGGTATTTTATGTCTTATTTCTTCCTGTTTTCTAATCTTTGTATCTCTCTATCTAAGTACCACATTGCTTTTTTTAAGTCCTGAACTATATCGTCTTTATGTCCTGCCCTAGATATATATTTTATGGTATTGCCTAAGTTAAATCCAAGCTCCCAATCCTCTATAACATCAATAGCTTCATATTTACCCATGTTATAATGGCTCGGGTGGTCTACCATTTCTTTTTCTTCTATTTCAAACATTATCATATCTTCCCCCTACTTATCTTTATAGTGCCTTATATATGTATTAACCCTGTTAGCTTCTTGTATTATCCTACACAAAGTATCTTGAACCTTAAAAGACATATAGCCTTCTTCATTCTGTTCATTTAATACATCAGCTAAAGAGTTTATTTTTTCTACTATCTCACTATATCTTTCAAAATTAAACCCCATGACTTATACCCCCTATTAATTAGAAAGGTATCTCGTCATTGTCTACTTCTTGAAATTCTGTAAATTCTAAAGTATTTGTATTAGATTTATTTTCAGTATTATTATTGCTGCTTAAAAATTCTAATCTATCAACTTTTACTTTAGTAAAGCTTCTTTTCTCTCCGTCTTTTTCGTACTGATCTATATTTAATTCACCTTCAACTAATATAGATTTTCCTTTAGTTATATATTGGCATAATTTTTCTGTATGCTGCCCCAGCATTTCACAGTTTATAAAATCAACTTTTTTATTATTTTTATCCTTTTGATAATTTCTTTCTACGGCTAAAGAAAAAGTCATTTTTGGAGTGCCTGTTGCTCCTATAAATCCTAATTCTGCATCTCTAGTTGTTCTTCCAGTTAATACTACTTTGTTCATCTTCTATTCTCCTTTTCACTTATAAATATTGCCATCTTAATAATTAGATAACACATTAATATAAACTTTATAATTCTCATTACTTCATCATATGTTTGTACTTATTCATAAAATAATCCTTGAACTTCTCATGCTCTTGTTCTGACCAAAAGTCAATTTTTACCCCTATGTTTTTGCTCCACCTCTCAGATTCTAAAGCAAAGTATGGTGCAAGGATTATGCTATTGTATTTAGCTTTTTTTTCAGCTTCTTCTTTTTCTATAACTTTATTAAATATATTATACTTCCACACATATTGGTTAAGTGCATAAGCTAATAACTTATCATTAACTGTTTCTACAGGAACTACAAAATCCCCTTTTTGTTTTTCTATATGATTAAATATTATATCTGCTTGACTTTTCATTTTACTCCCCTTGATTTTATTTATATGTCTTTTTATAGGCCTTCCAAATACTTTCAATAAGTTCAGATTTGGTCATCTTTTTTTTGTTTGCAAAATCTTCAATATCTTTTTCAATACTCTCATCTAAATTTATTCTATTTAGCCCTTTGTTTATTAACTTGCATAGCATATAGTTAATACTTCTTTCTTCTACCTCTGAAATATCTTTTACTTTATCAAATATTTCTTCATCTATTCTTAATAAGAAGCTCTTTTTCAATTAATCACCTCCATAATATCATATTGATATTATATTAATATTATATCATATTTTTACAAAATTATATATATTTTATGTTTACTTAATAATTATTTATTGGTATTATTTAACATGGTAGCAAAACCTAGTATATAAAATATTTTGTACGATTTAATCATATCTCTTCGCTACCTTAGGAATCTATCATCTTTTAGGTGGTAGATTTTTTAATATAAAAAAGACTAGGATTAACCTAGTCTATTTAATAAAATCTTCACTTCTAGCAATATTTATACTTGCATTATGGTCTGCATTTAATTCAAAACCACATTTAGTACATTTAAACTTTTCTTGAGTTTGCCTATTTTCTTTATCTATATGCCCACACTTACTGCAAGTTTGACTTGTGTAAGCTGGATTAACATATCTCACTTTTATACCTATTCTATTTGCTTTATACTCCACCATTCTTTGAAGTTCATAATAACTCCAATTCCTTAGTATACTATCATTGAAACCATCTTTAGTTAATTTCTCCATATTAATATATTGGCATTTATATTTTTTAGCAAATTCAATTATTCTTTTACTTATCATGTGGTTATATGTTTTAGCAAAATTCCTCTCACATTCACTTAATCTATTTAGATTTTTTAATTTTTTACCTCTACCCTTGCCACCTTTGACATTTTTTAATTGTTGTTGCGTTCTATTCCTTCTATCTTGGTATTGTTTACGTTGCTTTATAAGTTCTAGTGCTTCTCCTATATGTTCTCTTTTGTGGGTATCATCATTTAAGCACACATAAGCTGGATATTTAACTCCTAAATCAACGCCTAAAACCCTGCCTTCTATAAATAATTCTTCTTGTTTAAATGGTATATCTAAGGTTAAATTAAGTATTAAATTATTATTTTTATCAAATTCCAAACTACTTTGCATTACTTTATATTCTTTATTTAATATCTTCTGTAATGTATGTTGAAGTTCTAAAGTATTTTCTTTTCTAGCATTAAATACAACTTTGAAAATTATTTTATTTACCCACTTTATAAGTATTTCTCCGTCTTGTTCATAAAATGTTAAATTTCTACCTCTAGTCATTAATGGAAAGTTTCTTTTATAGTTTATAGAACTTCTTTCGCCTTTAGCTAAACCATTTTTTAAAGATGTGCTAAAATCTTTTTTCACTTTTTGAGTTACTGCTGATAAGGTGTCTATTCCCTTTCCTAACTCTAAGTCTTTAAATATAGGATTAGAATTTTTAAAATTCTTTTGATGTTCTTTAAAACCTTCTGATTTTATATCTCTATTGTTTGCAAGATAACCAGTCATTATATACCCCATACCTAAATTAAGTGCTTGATACTGTGCATATTGGCTATCTCTTATAAATTTATATTGTTGCTTTCTTAGTTCTTCATTTTCATTCACTATTATTAATTTTAATTTTCTAACAGTAATCATAATTTTAATCCTTTCCAATAAAAAAAGGTCATAAAGACCTTTTAAAAACACATAATTTATAAAACTATACACAGAGTTGCGATATGTTTACCTATCACATAGTTAATATAAAACCTTTTAATATTACTAAATCCTTTGCTTCTATCAAATTCACATACCACATAGCTAATATAAAACTAATAATTACTTTGATATAAAAGAAGTTGTTTACAAATTCACATACCACATAGTTAATATAAAACAGTTATTTTTTCAGTTAATTTTTCTTGTATTAATACGTTTACATACCACGTAGTTAATATAAAACAAGCCACTTATAAAACTTCTTAGAAGCTAAATAAAGTTTACATACCACGTAGTTAATATAAAGCTCAATATAATGGCTCATATATATAATAAAAAAAGGAATTTACATACCACGCAATATTTAAAACTATGTGATTTATCGAGTGTTATAAGTAGTGAGTTGGTCTTAACCTTCACATTTTACCTTATACCTCAACCTTCGGACAGTAAATTGCCCGTATGTGTTTTTATTTAATTTTATATATTAATATTATATCCAAAATAAAAATAAGTATACTTGTAAGTATTGGCAATAAAAAAAGCTACTTATTCAGTAGCTAATAATTCTCTAATAAATTCTATCTCTTTTATTATATTGTCCCTTTCGTGCCAAATCTTAAATTTATTTTTTTTCACATCATCCCAAATAAAGTCATGTTCTCTTGCCCATGCTTCAGCTTTATCAAGCCTATCTAATAGCTTTTGATATTCTAATAATAATTTATTTCTATCAACACTATCCATTATTAACTCTCCTATACTTAACCTCCCTAGGTTTGCTTAAATATTTTTCAAGTTCTTCTTTAGTTAAAGTATAAGTTTTAAGCTCTCCCACAGTTTCATTTTTATAAGTATATTTTAATTCTATATCGTGTCCCCATTCTGACTGTACCATTGGTTAATCCCCCTTAAATGTTCTCCCAACTATCTATATTTATCTGCTCTAAGTTTTGCATAAAATAATCAACTTCTAATTCTTCACCATTACCGTTTTTACAATAGAATCTTCTTCTGTCTTTATCAAATAACAACTCTATGCCTATATTAACTCCCATATATCTATCTTTATTTATAGTTAATGTAGTATGTTTATCTGTTCCATCTTCTTCATATACCCTTTGAACTATCATTACATAGTCAGCTAAGTTTGTTATATTAGCACTTCCTGATATATCTGATTTATCAAGTCCAATTTGACCATTTTGTGCTTTTCTTGGATGTGCTACTAAGTGAACTATACAATTATATTTTTTAGCAAAACTTTTTAGTTTTTTAACTATTTCTGTTTGATTTCTTAACTCTTCTTTTTCATCATTTTCAGTAACCATTAAGTTATCTATGCAAAATACTTTTACACCGTATCTTTTGGCCATAATTTCCATTTTAGATATAATTGCATTTATACTATAATCTTCCTCTGTATATAAATAAAATTTATCTTCTAAAAAATCATCTATTCTACTAACTGCATTTGATGAAAGTTTTTTATATTTATATCCTTTTTTACTTGTAAATTCTAGCAAATCTTCTTTATTTGCAAGTGTATCTAATAGCCACCCTTTAGCATTACTTTCTGTAAGTTCTCCACTAAATAAAAACACTTTATATCCTTGCCTTATGCTTTCACCTATGAAAAATTGATTTAGAATAGTTGATTTTCCTTCACCAGTTCGCCCAGTAATTACATTTAAGCTTCCCAAAGGTAAACCAATCATTCTATCATCTATTTTACTTATTCCTAATTGAACTGTTTCGGCTTCATATATATTAAAAGTTGATATTTGCTTTGTACTTTTAACCCCATCAACTAAAGGTGTTGAAGCTTTTTCAAGTTGTTTTAATACTGCTAGCTTACCATACTTAAATAATAATTCATTTATATCGTTGCATATATCAGAATAAACTACTTTTACAACCTTATTAGGTAACCTATTAAATACTTCTTTTACTCCTTCTTTTCCTGCTTCGTCATTATCGTACCAAAGAATAACTTCCTCAAATTGTTCTAACCAAGTCCAGTTGGTAGTTATCCATTCAGTAGACTTACAACCAGTAGGAACTGATACCGAATTTTTATATCCAGCTTCTATTAATGAAAGTGCATCAAATTCACCCTCGCATATTACAAGTGGCTTAGTTATATCAGCTTTATCCATAAGGTATAAAGTATTTATGTTTGTTTCAGATTCAAACCACATTTTTAATTCTTTTTTGTCTTTATTTATTTTCCTAGCAGGTCTATATTTATTTGTTATATGTTCTCCTAGCTCATTTTTATAAACAAATACTATATTGCCTTTATTATCTTCTTTTACATCTGCATATTTTAAGGTGCTTTCAGTTATACATCTTTTATTTATATAATTAATAGTTTTAGATATATCATTTTTGTAAATTGTAGGGGCTTTTATAGGCTTTCTTTCTGTTTTAATGATTAATTTATCAGTTGATATATTAAAATCCGTTACAATTGATTTTATAGCTTCTATATATGACTTGTTATAGTATTCTTTATAGTGGTCTATTATGTTATAAGTTGCCCCACAACTAAAACATCTAAAAGTTTTTCCTTTCATATCAAAACTCATTGATGGAACTTTTTCACTATGTTTAAAACATAAACATTTATTGTTTTTATCTAATTTTAAGCACAAATCAGAAGTTATTTTATTTTTGACTTCTTCTGCTCTTATTTGAATCTGAATATCTTCCCTAATCTTTTTTATATCAATCATAACATTTCAACCTTTCTTGTATATTTGCCCCCATTATTGCATATATTAGGATTAACTAAATTATTATTTTGAGTACCTGCTCCAACAGGTGCTTTTTTATTTGCTTCATTTAAATAATTTTCAAATTTTCCACCAAACAAAGTTGCTGGTCTTAAATACTTTTCAAAATCTGTTCCTAACCATTCTTTGCTTTTGTTATCTATAACTTTTTTAAAGTCATCTACTGTAAACCCTTCTTTTACTCTAGCATTTATTAAACTTTGAGTATTTTTAGTATTTATCCTGTAACTTGTATTGGCTTTTATGTTTAAATAATCAATAACAACACTATATATATTATTATTTTTATCTTTATTCTTTGATAGTGTTGCCCCATTGTTGCCCTTTTGTTGCCCCTTAGTATCGTCAACTTGTTGCAATTCCTCGTTTTTATTTGCCCCATTGTTGCCGAATAGCTGCCCTTTAATTGTTATCTCTAAAGTGCTTTCTTTGCCTTTGCAACCAGCTTTTACAGGTTTAATATATCCCTCTTTTTCAAATTTCTTTAATATATTTCTAACTTTCTTAGTAGTAAGATTTAATCTTTCATCAGAATTTACAACTAATTGATTAACTGTATATCCTGCTATATTTGTGTCATAATTACAATGTTTATTTAATTGTTTCCAAACGTCATATTCTTCAAGTGTAAATGACTGCAATGTTATAAAATATTGCTCCATGTTATTCCCCCCAGTTAGCTTAATAAATCGTCATAAGTTACTTCAAATAATTCTTTTATAAGTTTTACTTCATCTATTGTAAATTTACTTTTCCCAAGTTCTTTATCAGAATAAGTATTTTGTTTTATACCTAGTAATTCAGCTATTTCCCTTTGAGTATACCCCTTAATAGTCCTATACTCTTTAATTTTCATTTCTTCACCACCTAACACTTTGTTATGTTTTTATCACTTTAATATATTATATCGAATTAACCGATAAATATTGCAAAGTTTCGTTAGACAAATAAAATAAAAAAGCTACTAAAGTAGCTTTTATTCGACACCTTTCAAATATTCTCTCGCGTGAACATATAAAAGATCATGGATTATTCTAGCAGAATCCTTCTTATTGCAGTACCAAACATTAATATCATATCTATTACACAAGCTTAAAAACATCATCATAAAGCTTTTAGGATTTATTTTTGAAGCTTTATCATATCTAAAATGTTTACTACTTAATATCTTACTTATAACATCTTCAGTTTCAATTAATAAATGTATCTTAATACCTTTTTCTTTTGCTTTTAAAAACTCTCTCTCTATTCTTGTAAGCCCGTTTTCATCTTTACTTTTAGAATCATAAAAATTTGATGCTAACTCATTTAGATCAGCTTTTCTTTCAATAACTATCTTATCTTGAAAATTAATAACTTCTCCACTTGGTAACTGTACCGCTATAGTATAATCTCCAACTTTTAGTCCTTTTTCTTGGATGTAATATTGTACTGGGTCTGAATAAGTTGATTTTTTCCCCCTATACATATCATGGTGGCTAGGTTTATTTTCAAACCCTTCATCAAATTTATTTAGTATGTGATTTTGTATCTTTTTTTCTCTTGTATCTATAATTATTTTGTATTTGCATTTCTTTATATCCATAATTCTCCCCCATATATAAAAATAAGGGCTACATTAAGCCCCTATGTTATTTTTTAATCCTTCTATTTCATCACATATAAGATTATATTTATTCATAGTTATTTCTTTGCTACTTTCAAATCCATATCCTGCTATAATGTCTTTTAATACATTAACGTCTATTCCTTTTGATATTATTTTTAATCTGTTTATTTGAGCTTCTGTTATTAATCTTTCTTCTGAATAGCTTTTTTTATTTAATTTTGCTTTTTTATCTTCTTCACTTGTAGACTTATTTGCGTCATCATCTTCCCCAGTATTCAAATTAAGTATAGCTTGATAACTATATCTTCTCATATAGCTTATTATACTTCCAGCCTGTTGAGGATCATTAGCCTTTGCAGGTTTCATAAATATTGGCTCACTTTCTATAAATTCCCCACTTTCATGGATTAATAAAGTCTGTATTCCAACACTTCCATCCTCTTTTGATAATGGGCTTTGCATTACTACTAAACCATTTTCTTGTAATATTGGTCTTGTGGCTTCTATAAGCTTATCAAGCGTTACATAGTTGCTTTTAAAAAATGGATTTTTAGCATCCTTTGCTATCTTTGAAACTTCACTATTAAATTTTACTAAAGATACTGCTAATTTACTTATACTTTCACTTCTATTCATTTCTCCAATACCTCCATATATTTATTTTGACTTATAATACTCTATATCCTTTAAAATATCCTCTAGTTTAGCTTGTAAGCCTTCAAGAAAGTAATCTTTATTCCTATACTCATTATAAACTTTTTTATACTTCTTATCTGCTTCTATTCCTTCAAATTCAATCCATATATTTTTACTAGATTTAAAATATTCTTCTTGAAGCTTTAGCCTCTCTTTTTTTATATACTCTAATTCCTCCATAACATCCTCCTTTTAAGTTAAGTATGGGCTAATATGAATAACCCATACCTTCTAATTCTTTTATTGCTTCTTCTTGTGCTTCCTTGTTATCCCAATAATATTCTATATCATCATATAATACTTTTGCTCTATTACAATCTTCACAATTACAAGTTTCCCAATACCCACTACACATATTACATATCTCCTCTTAAATCTCTTTCATTCATTTGCTCATATTCTTCCATAAACTCCTCAAATTCTTCATAGCTTAATGGAGTTTCATCTACTCCATATATTTCCTCTAGTTCCTTTATCATAGCTTCACTATCAAATTTATACATTTACTAGCACCCCATTTCATTTAGTAATTGTTTTAATTCTTCTGCTTTAGCTTCATATTCTGTTTTAAATTTATTATCTTCTTCTAATCCATTTATTAAACTTTCGTAAACCTCTAATTTAGCTTCCATTTTTAATTTCAACTCTTCCATTTCCAATACCTCCTAAATTTTATTTTTTTATTTCCCTTTTCTTAATATTATTATATGCGTTTTCGTTGCATTTATGCAACTAATTTAATAAAAAAATAAAAATTTTATAATATTTCTTTTATGTCTATTTCTAGTGCATCACATATCTTAATTAAGTTATTTATATTTATTTTCTTTATAGATCCTTCCTCATACCTTTTTATAGTGCTTCTATTTATTCCTGTAAGTTGTTCTAATCTGTATTGACTTATTCCTTTATTTTCTCTAATTTCTTTTATTTTGTTCCCTATCATATTAAATCTAATCTCCTTAATAAATATATAATTATAATATACATACAACGTTGTTTTTATGCAACTAAAATAATAAAAAATATACTCCCAATTAATAGGAGTATATTCTTTACTTGAAAAAACATAAAATATAAGGTTTAAAAGTCAAATTTTTATTTATAAAAGGAGTTTATTTCACCTACCTTTTTAAAATATTTTTATAAAAATAACACAACATAATGTAATATAATTATACCATATTTTATAAATATTTTTCTAATATATTGTAAATTTTTTCTAGTTCCAATTTACTAAAAGGTATTTCTCCTTTTAGCTTCCTTCTCAATGAATTATATGTTATATCAAGTTGATCTGCTATCCATTTCTTTTTTAATCCACTTTCTTTTATAGCTTCATCTATTTTATTATTCATATTATCACCTTAATAAAAATTGTATAATAGCACCTACTAATGCAGTTAACATTATCCAAGTTAATATACCACCTTCGGCATCATATCTTTCAACCTGTCTTTTTAAAACTTCATATGTTTTCCATTCTTTTTCTTCCAATACCAAAGTTAACTGATCTAATCTTTTATCTTGTTTATTATACTTTGGTTTATACTTATTAATATAATAAACTTCCATTATCTGTGCATCTGATTTAGTTGCCCATTTAATACATTCTATCTTTGCCACTTCTCGATAACATTCTTTGGGTAAATGTCCTTTGTTAAAATGTTGATTCATTCTTTGAGCCATTGTTTGCCCTGTATAACCAACATAAATCGTATTATCATATTTATCTTTAAATCTATAGGTATAAGCCATTTAAACCACCTTCTATTGTTTTATATTATTCTTTAAAAGCTTATCTATTTCATCTTCCTCTAAATACATTATTTGAGTTTCAATAATTCCGTTCTTATTTTTAACTTTACATCTACCATCTATTTTTATATCTTGTAAGTTTTGATTTTTGCCTATCAAGGTATTACTATCAGTTTCATCAAATGTTTTTAATCCTATAACTTGAGGGCAATTCATTTTACATTTACCAATTGTTTCTTTTGTTGCATCTTGCCCACCTAATATAAAATAAATGCCATATTTCCTGCATTTGCCCATTATTCTATGAAGTTCGCTTTTGCATATGCTATCAGTTGCAAACTGAACTAATTCATCAACTATAACAACTATATAACTCATTTTTTTATCATGCTTTTTATTATAATTTATTGCATTTCTACAATTAGTTTCATCAAATATTTCTGCTCTTTCTTTCATCTTATCTTCTAGTATTCTCACTATGTCTAAAAAGCCTTCTTTGTCTGTTGCCATTCTTTTAAAATGCTTATATCTTCTAAAATAATATATATCACTTTCAGTATAATCACACCCAAGCATAAAAACTTCATTCTCTGTATAGGTAAGCATTATATTAGTTATAATTACGTTTAATAAATTAGACTTTCCTGCTCCTGTCATTCCTCCGATTAATATATGCCCATCTAAAATATTTAAAACAACTTCATTGCCTTCTAAATCATATCCTATACATACTTTAATTCCTTCTTTTTCACCTTCTACAAAGCTATATTTTATAAAATCTTCATTGCTTTCTTTTTCATTTAATTCGGTTGGTATATATTCATATTTAATTATATTGTCTACATCAATTTCTTTTTCTTTGTCTTTTGCAGATGAAATAATATTTAAACTGTAACCTATTGCCCCACTCATAACTCCAATTAAAAAGCTCTCTAAAAGCATTGGCACTCTCTCCCATAATCTGCTAAAATATAATTAAAATATATTATAAAAATACTTATATAAAAAAATAACAAATATTAGTAGTAATAATAGTAGGTGGAGCTTGTGCCCCACCATATTTTTTATCTATCTTTCCATTCACACCCACATTCCCTACAAAACCATTTATTTTTAAAGTAACAAAAGCTAATATTTTGGCTCATGCACTTAATACACTTCTCAGTAAATCCCAATAAATTAATCATGTCATCCTCCTACATCATATAAATTAAAACTGATACATACCAAGCACAAGTAATTATTGCAGCAGTCATATTTATATACTTCCTTTTTTCTTGTTCACTTCAAAGCTTCCACAGGCTTCTACAAGCTTAAACTGGTAGTCATTGATTAATATGTCCTTTAATGTGTAAAAGTCATTTTCTGCTTCTTCATTAACCTCTGAACATATTCTTTTAAACTCTCTATAACTCATATTATCTTGATGCGTTAATATAGCTAAAATCTCATTTTTATTTTCTAAAGTATATATTTTCATATTTATATCCCCCTTTAATCTTTTAATAACTTTTTGTTACTTTATTATATGCTTGTGTTATATTTTTGATACATTTTTAAATAAAAAAACTAGAGAAATTATTCCCTAGTTTCATTAAAAGTTTTATTTTTTACTTGTATAACATATTTTATTAAAAGTTTTATTTTAACATAATTTTTTTAAATAAAAATTCTTATCTATGCTTCTTAACATCTTAAACTTAAATTTGTGATTACACTTTTCACATTCATAGTATTCATAGTCATAAACATAATTATGATTACCAACTCTTTCTGAATTACAACTTACTGATTGAACATATATGTGCCTACAAAATAATCTTTTGATAAAATTCACACTATCACTTCCCTTAAAATGATTTTAATTAAATTTTAATTTATCTTCAACATATTTAACTACATCATCAGATAACAAGTCCGTCTTTTCAAATCCTACTCCACCATTGGTTAAATCGTATTTAACTTCATTTCCACCATTAAAATTGCCTTCTATGTAATCCTTAATGGTTAATTTTAAGCCTTCCCCTACGTTTTTCAATGCTGAACTTATAATGTTTTCTGATAAATAGCTCATTGGCATATCTACACCAATTCCTTTTACATTGTCGGCTTCATTTATTGCTTCGATGATGCCCATGTTGCCACCACCTGTTGCCATGAATATTATATCTGAATTTGAATTAATCATTTGCTGGGCAACTATCTTAGCCTTAGAAGCATCAGTAAATGAGTTTATATATTGCTTTAATACTTTTACATTAGGATTAACTTCTTTTGCCCCCTCTATATAACCTTCAAAGAATGGAGTTAATGAAGGTATATCGAATCCCCCTATGCAAGATATAACATTAGTTTCAGTCATTTTACCTGCAATTAATCCAACTAAATATCCTGCCTCTTTCTCGTTGAATGTTATAGGTCTTACATTCTTAGGAATTTCTTTCCCAGCTTCATATGATGAATCTATCATTACAAAATCTTGATTTGGGTAAGATTCTACTGCTTCTTTTATTGCATCTGATACTTGGAAGCCTACACCAACAATTAAATCTGTATCTCTATCTATAAAAGTTTCTATATTTGGAGTATAGTCTGCATCACTTTGACTTTCTAAATATGAAACCTCTACACCATATTCTTCTTGTGCTTTTAATGCCCCTTCCCATGCAGATTGATTAAAGCTTTCATCATTTACCCCACCGACTGAAAGGACTAATCCTACCTTATAATTTTCTTTTTCTGTACTTGCATTATCTTTTTTAGCACATCCCCATGCACCTACTGCAACAACAGTAGACAATAATAATACTTTAACTTTTTTTATCATTTGATTTTCCCCCTTTTAAAATGGTAATAATATATCTATTAAATTTCTTTTGCAGCTTTCACACAAATACAACCTAGTACCTAGATTATTAGGCTTTGTGTCTTCTGCAAAATCAATTAATACTTCACTGTCATTATCGCAACACTCACAAATATTTTTATCATCAGAATAAATTCTAATCATCAAATTTCCCCCCTATGTCAAATAAACAATAATAAAATAATAAAGTAATAAAATAAAGTGAAACGTATAATAAAATTTTAATAAGCACTAAATATTAATCCCATACTTATAGCTCAATCTATTTCTTATGCTTCTATGGTTTCTCCCTGTTTCCATTGCTATTCTTTCAATACTATAATTATTATTTATTCTATCTAGGAGAATAAAATCTTCTTCCTCTGACCATCTTTTATTGATTTTTTTAGAAATATTTTTATCAGCTTCTATTTTATCTTTTAACCATTGTGGCTTAGCACTCCATAAATCTATAGTTAAATTATAATAGTTCCATAAATGTGGTACAGTAGAAAGCATCACTCTTATTTGGTCTTCGTTCATTTGATAACTTTTATGACCAGTTTTCCCTCTAAAATGGTCTAAATCATATCTGTTTATTAAATTTATAATTGAAGCTCTATGAATACCAGTCATTTCTTGAATTTCTCTACAAGTATACCAGTTGACCTGCTCTCCTAAATTCAAAGTATAAGCCATATGAAGTATTGCATTTTCAGTTCTATTTAACTTCTTTGCAATTGAAGAAAGTTTTAATTTTCCCCAACTTTCTTTTAAGTAATCACATTCTTTTCCAGTCCATCTTTGGTTCTTTCCACCATGGGTATTTTTTAGTTTTAAAACAGTATACCCATGATACTTAACACCACTATGCGACCTTCCTAGATTATCTGCTAATTCTTGTATGCTTAAAACTCCCCAGTTTTTGCACAGATAATCATCTTCCTCTTTAGTCCAATGTTTCCACTTCATATTTGCCCCCTATTAACTTTTTTCTTATCCATTATATATTTACATCAAGAGAAGCTTAAAGCCTCTCTCAATATGCTTTAAATTGATTTTGTTTATATTATGAGTTATGCCAATTCCACTTTTGTTTTATTTTAAACTCAATTTCTTCATCGGTTAACTCTTTTACACTTTTATGCTCTCCATTTATTTCAACCACACTATCTGCCATAAATATTGTGCTTTCTTTTTTATTGTTTTTACTCTTATTAACATCCCCATACTTATAAGCCATTCTTAAAGCTTTTATACCATGAGAATTATTAACTTCACATATAGTTAAAGCTTCTTTTAATTTATCTATATCAGTAAATTCTTCTTCACAATCTTTTAAATCTTCTTTTTTAATATTTACACAACTTTTATTAATAATTTTTACCACTTCACTTTTGGGAATAGTTTCCATATTTTCTTTTGATTTTTTAGTATCTTTTTTATTGTTTTGTGGTATACTGTTATTATCAAAATTATTTTTATTTTCGGCATTAGCTTCTACTTCGGCAAAAGTAGAGGCTTTTTTATTTTCATCTTCTTTTATTTCTTCAACATTCTCTACTTCCTCAACTATTTTTATGTTTGGTAAAAGCTTATATCCTTCTAGTGCATAACCTAATTTTCCTAAATCAGTTTGAACCTTAACTAAATCAACTCTATACTGTAGGGTTTTATCCCATTTATACTTTGGATTATTTCTTTTATTTAAATATCCTGCTTCTACTAATTGTTTAATGTATTTACCTATTGTGGCTTTACTCATTCCCACCATTAATTCATCATTTAATTCTTCTGCCGTTTTATATATCCAGCCTTTACTTTCTTCTATCGAAACTTCTATTTCCTCTTTTATGGCTCTTTCTTTTTCTTCTTGGATGTACTTATCAGTGTCTTTCATTCTTTCAGTCCAATAAATAAACTGGTTTAATATTAATGCAGGTCTGTAATCTCCTGTAAGTTCAACTAATTCCTGTTTTATAACAACTCTTTTTAGCTTATTCATGTTTATCCTCCTTTTCTTTCATATCTTTTCTTATAAGCTCCATTACATATTGTTGGAATGATTTTCTTTCTTTTAAAAGGTTTATTTTTATTTTTAAAAGCTCTTCATCTTCTATTCTAACAGTTAATGCTCTTTTCATTTAATCACCTCTTAATAATATTATATATTTATATTATATGCTTTATGACGTCATTTTGGCAATATTTTTTATAAATATATATGAAAATAATCTTTGAAGTAATCTTTGAAGTAATCTTTGGTATTGCAGTTTAAAAAATAAATTATGAGATTTAATTTTTAAATTATGAAGTTTAAAAAATAAATTATGAGATTTAGTTTTTAAAAATCGATAAACTAAAATAAAACTATCGAAGTTTAAAATTTAAAACTCGGAGATTTCAATGCTTTGATGATATTTTTAAAGAAAACCTAGAAATACCTAAAAAGGACTTCTTAGTATTTCCAGTAATTTTAGATTGAATATGAAATTGTGGATATTGTGGATTATGTGAATAACTAATGGAATTATTTTACAAGCTCCTAGTAGGGATAAAGAATTTATTTCCAAAGAAGATTAAAAAACTTAACATCTACATAAAATAAATATATAATTATTTAATAAACAAAGGAGGATATAAAATGGAAGAAAAACAATTTACTAGAGGATGGTTAGTATTACAAGAAAATGGAAGATATGGTGCAATTACTAAAGAGTTTTCATCTGGAACACTAGTAGAAGTATTTATAGATGGATATATAGTAAAAGGAACTATTGAGTTTAGTTGGGAAAATCAAGAATATTATTTATTAGGTGATGATGATAAATATTATAAGCTTAAGAATGATATGGAAATTTTATTTTATTAAAAGTTTATATGTATAAATATTTTAAATGTGTTTAAAATACCTGCTAAATTAGATTTTAAGGACGGTGCAAGATATGTTTAATATATTTAATCAAGTTGATGATAAAAAAGAAGATAGAAACCACCAAGACAATTTTTATAGTGAAGGTTCTTATAATAATACTTTTCAGTATTGCAGTTATTGTGGAAAGTATGAAAGGTTTGAATATGATAGATGTAGTAAATGTAAAAATTCTTAAAAAAAGAAGCTATCAAAATAGATAGCCCTTCTTCTAGCATTGGAAGATATAAATTTATATTTAACATTTGTTATATTTATCATATATTTATAGGAAAAATTTGTCAATATTAAAAGGATTTCTAATACATATATAGAATATATAAAATATGGTATAATAACTCTGTTAGAACCTCTTTATTTTTAATATATAAATTCACAAAATTTTTAACTTCCCTTAAAAGATTGATTTTTTATAATCAGTCTTTTTTGTTGCATAAAAAAAGAAGCTAAATCCCCTTATAGCTTCTCCTTCTGAACTGTATATATAGCAATGTGTTGATATTACTTTATATCCACAATCTTTAGCCGATTAACTGTTGAATGTGTAAGTCTACAACTAGACTATGAACGAGTGTTTGGGAAACTCGTTCTATGTGAAATAAAAATAAAAAGGTTTATATATTTATATTTTAGCAAATAAAAAAGACTACTGCAACAACAATAGCCTTTTATCAATAACTTAAGTTTAGGGATATTTTTATAAATTTAATTAATAAAATAAAAAGTTTTAAAAATGATTAAATATATTTGGATTTGTTTAATTATATTCTACCATTTCTTGCAATTTAAGTAAACTATCTTATTATTAAATATGTAGATGTATAACCTTGTTTTTTAAGTTCTTCAGCTATGTTATTAGCTTTGTTTTTATCTTTATATGCCCCTACACATACTGCATACATATTCCCATCATAAATAGGCTCTATTTTTTCTTTATAAGTTACTCCAAAATATTGGCATATTGCTTTTACAGTAGCTTCTACTAATTCGCTTCTATTGTTTTTAAGTATTTTTAAATCATCTAAGTTTGAATAGAATCCATACTCAACTAATACACTTGGCATTGAAGCTTTATATATTACAGTAAAGTTTTCTGACTTAACTCCCCTATCTTTTGCATTATGATCTAATTCTTTCACAACCTTTACTATATTATCATTTAAAACTTTAGCAAAGTTCTTTGATGTAGTAGAAGCATTTTTAGCAATATAAGTTTCAGTACCTCTAGCACTTTCGTTTGAGTAGGCATTGGCATGAAGTGATATAAAAATAGACTTAGGCTTAGAATTTCTTAACCAATAATCATTAGCTAAAGAAGCTCTAGTTGATAAGTTTATATCTGATACTTTATCAGGATTAGGATTAGTTAAAAACACTTTTATTCCTAAATCTTCACACCTAGCTTTTATTTTGTGTTGCATATCATTATTAAATTCCCACTCATAGAAGTTTTCTTTTGCATTGTTTTTCCCTTTAGTTGATTTTGCATGACCTGCATCTAGTATCAATAAATTCATGCTATACCCCCACCTTTTCTTTTATAACTTTTATATCATCTTCTATAGCTTCAAGTTTATTATTATTATTTTCTAAAGCTATAGCAAATTTATCTAACTTGCTATCAAACTTTTCTATTGTATCTCTATACATTTCCCTGTCTAGCTTGTTATCTTCTCTAAGATTATCCATTATTTTATTTATATCTTCTCTTGATGTCTTATCTTTTTGAACAAAGTAATAAGCTAAGCCAACAACCGAAGCTATTGGAAATCCTAGATTTGCAATTATATCTTCCATAACATAATCATCCCTTTTGTATAAAAAATAAGGCTAAGGAATTAATCCCTAGCCTTTTTTGATTTAATTTTTATATTAGCCTATTGCAATCCATTTTAATTCTTTCCCTGTAAGCGAGCCGTTTGTAGATGAGTTAGTTCCGTCGTGAATCCCTAATTTGCAATTCGTAGAATTAATGTAAACACCACCAATATTGAGCTTGTATGTACGATCAAAGTTACTAGAAGCATCTCCTTTGATGTTCGAAGTTGTTACAAAGTTTGTAAACTTGTTATATGTAAGCATTATTCCTGTATAATTATCTTTTTCATACACATATAAAAAATCTATTTCAAACGGGAAATCTATCTGAATGCAAGCTTTTGTAGGAAATGTTCCACTACTTAAATACGATAAAGTAAGGTACTCATCTTGTATAACAACAGTCCCGCTTGCTATTTTTTTTTGTTGTAAATTTTTTACTTTATTAACTAAGTTTAATACTCCTTCAGTATCACTACATTCTATATCTTTATCAATAAGTGTATCTTTAAAATAATCTTTTGTAGCTTGTAAAGAGTTTTCAATCTCTGCAACTTTATTTTTAACATCTTTTAAAGTAGCAGAATCTTCTAATTTATCTATATCTTTTTTTAGATTTATTCTTTTACCTTCGCTAGTTTCATAATATTTCCCTTCTACAGTACAATCAAATACAGTTACCCAATCTTGACCATTTATGCTAACTTCGGTTTTGGTTTCATGATATTGAGTTGTAGTGTTCCCATTTGGGAAAAACCTTCTTATTCTTATTCTATCTATATCGTAAATACCACCTAAATCAACTACAACGTTTCCTAAACCACTAAATGTAAATGATACATTGTCATTTCCATCTGTAACAACAGAAGCATCATTTGTTCCCGCCTTTGAAGGTGTTACAGTTTTACCTAGTGCCACGTTTATATTGTTATAATCATAGGCACATATTTCATTCCAGTTATTGTTAGCCCCGTTTGTATTTCCATTTGACCAATCTCGTATGTATCTTATTTTCATGCAATCACCTCCTTATAATAAGTCTATAATTTGATTACAAGAATTTATTAAAGCTTCTCTATTTCCATTTAATTCAGTTTGCAAATTAGTTATAGCTTCTTCTACAGTTGAGCCGTCTAACATTTTTACATTACTAGCAACTAATTCCAGCCCATCTATTTTACCTTTTACTTCTTGAATGGCATTATCTATCTTATCCATATTTCTATTATGGACTTCTATGTCATAGTTTTCATTAAGTAGAGGTTTTTCAAGTTGTAGGTTATCACTTGTTACTGCTCTTACTATTCCTTTTTCATCTTTTATATATTTTTTAGCCATATTATTTACCTCCCCTCAATTCACTAGAGTTTCTAATTTCATCGTGAGTATAATTAGCTAATTGCTCGTGAGTATATTTTGATATATCTGAATGAGTGTTATAATTATACTTATAAGTATGTGCTAAATGACAAGGCTTAATTTCATTTACAACTCTATCCATTTCCTCAAAGCTAAGTGGAACTCCTATTGTAGATATAAAAGATACTTCAAAGCTATAATTGGTATGGTCTACATTTATTTCAACTATACCGTTTGAATAAGCTTCACAAATATTTTTTATAACTTCAATACTAGTAGTACCTCTACTTCTCATTTTAGCCTTTATATTTTCTCTTCTCGTTTGATAATCAAAATTATTTTTAGATATACCAAGCATTTTTTCCCATTTATCAAGGCCAAAAGTTGCACTATCAACATAAAATTGATTTAAAGTGTTTTCAACTTCATCATTTATAGAATTAGCTTCTACAGTAAAAGAATTTTGTATAGGTTTAGTTATGTCATTATCATAAAAAGAAGGTAGTTTATTGATTAAACTCAACTAAACCACCTCCACTAAATTTATTCCTGATATATTTATTATTTTATCTTCTGCTATAGATATATTTATATTATTATCATTTACTAAAAGACTTGTTATATCTTCTATACCTAAATGATTAGCTAATAATCCATATACTTTAGAATAAGTAAGCTCTGTTGTAATATCTTTTAAATACTCATTTAAAGAAGCTTCAAAGTCTAGTTTAACATCTTCTATGTCATAACCTTCTTTTAGCTCTATAGTTGCAACTATGCTTACATTTAAGTTACTTGGAGTAGTTACAGTCAATTGACACCCTATAGGCATATTTTCTTCGATATGTAACTTGCAAGTTTCAATTATTTCATCAGTTACAGGCTTATTATCATTTCCTGTTATCATAACCTTTACAGTACCGTTACCATTATGTAATGGATAAACCACTGCCCTACCAACTCCATTTACTTCTAAAGCCCATTCTTCATAGTGATTTTTATTTCCACTAGTACTTGGATTATTAACAACCTTAACAAATCTTTTTCTTAAATCTTCATCAGTTTCAATATCTACCCCATTAACAAATTCAATTTCATTTACTAATTTAGTAACTTTATCATTTTTTTCAACTAATTCAAATTCAGTATTTGCAAGTAAGTTATATTTATATCCTACTTCATTAGCTTCTACATGTAGGATATTGTCATTAGGAAGTTCTATATCATTTAATACAGTAAAATATAAATCGTTGGCTTTTATAAGTGTACCATTAGTTATAGTTGCACCGTCTTTACCTTCAACTTTTATTTCTCCTGTAGCTTTTACACCTTCTTTTCTATATACCCCAAATTCAGATACTCTTTTATCTAAGTAAGTATCAAAACTATCCTCTATAAATCCAAGGCTTAATATATCACCCATGTTTATATAAGCTTTTGCTAGTTCTTCAACTATTGGGGCTACCATATTAGAAGTGAAACTGCCTTCCCTTTTATCAATATCTATATTTATATTATCAAGTATTCTTTGTTTTATAACTTCATAAGTTTGATTACTAAACATTAAATTACCACCTCACTTTCACCGTAAATTGTGGTTATTTTTATATCAGCACTTAACAATCCATTATTAAAAGAAGTATCAACAACAGTTACATCTAAAATATAAGGATTAATTAATAGTGCTTCTTTTATATATCTTTTAGCTTCTTCTTTAGTTAAGGAAGGAGTATATGCTTTACCTATTAAGTCCATTAACTCACTTCCATAGTCCCAACTATAAATTGAATAGTTATATCTAGGAGTTAATAGTGCCTTATATACCCATACCTTTATAGCATTATTACCTTCAACTATTTTAAAATCTCCATTTTGAATTATTGGAGTATTTCTTTTAAAGTCCCAAGCTACTTCACGATATAAAGGGAAGCTATTATCAACTTTTACTTCATCAACATTACTTATAAAAGGGAACAAACTCATATACTCACCACCTTATCTAAGATTATAAATTTATCATCAATTCTAAGTAATATTACTTTGTCATTAGCATTTAATTCATCTTTTAAATTATGAGTTACATTACATTCAGTAGCAGCTATACTTGCATTATTAGATAACAATAAACTTTTAGAAATTAAAAAATCATCTTTATCTAAAACTAGATCATTAAGATTAACTTTTAAATTAGGTAAAGGAGATATTACTTTTGCAATAAAAAAAGAAGCTTCAACTTTAGTAGCTTCACCCATTAAACTATATAATTCTAAAAATGGATTTTTCATTTTAATAATACCTCCTTGCTCTTACATATCTACTTGAGTAATAACTTGATGATAAGCTATCATATTTAACGGGCTTAGATTTGTTAGGAGCATGAATAAATTGACCATTACCAACATACATTCCAACATGACCAACTTCGGCACTTGTAGTCTTAAAGAATACTAAGTCCCCTACTTGTAAACTTGATTTACTAACTAACTTTCCACTCTTAGACTGTGTTAAAGATGTTCTAGGAATAGATATACCAAGTTGTTTATGACACCATAACATTAAACCACTACAGTCAAATGTGTTAGGACCTGTTGCTCCCCATACATATTTACAACCAAGTTTTGATTTAGCTAAATTAACTAGCTTTTCACCTATAGAATTTGAAGAATTACTTGATGATGAATTACCACTTGATGAATTGCTTGAATTATTACTTGAAGTAGCTTCGGTTTCGTCTTGACCTGCCGACACTTCATTCATAATATTTTTAAAGTTTAATTCTAAATCTATAGTATAGTTTCCACCTTGCCAAGTATGAGTATCACTATCTATATAAAATAAACCTATTAAGCCTGTGTTAGTATCTTTTACTTGGACTCCATATCCTGTTATACAAGTAGTGTCGCCAAACCCACTCAATGAACAACTTTGTTCAACTCCATTAAGCATAGTTTTAGCTTCTGCATTAGCATCTTTATTATCTTCCTTTTTATAAACTTCTTGGAACAGTCCATAAGTTTTAAGCCATTCATCATTCTTAACTTCTGACACTTTATTTCCATTATCATCAACGATTAACATTTTATTAACCATACCTGATACACTTTCCTTAAAATTAGAAGATAATATATTTTTACCTTCTTCAAAAGCTAAATTAAGCTTTACATTTCCCTTTTCAGATGAGCAAAACTTATCACCTTTAGAATATACCATATACTTTTTGCCAGTCTTTTTAGATTCTTCTGTATAAGCAGTCATTATCATATCATAAGCAGTAGTTCCTAAGAATACTTTTTTAATCTTAGTTGTTGCATTTGCAACATCGCCTTTATTTAGCTTGTATTCAGTTAAAAACTTATTATATATACTTGAAGCAGTTTCATCTTTTATATTGTAAGATACCTTTATATCATTTAGCTTTGCTGCATAATCATAGCATAAAAAGCTTATACTATTATCACTAGATTTTTCTCTTTCATATACAAATCCTCTAAATAATTCATTATTATCTTCATAAAATAAAATCATACTCATTAAAGGTATATCAACTTTAGGAATATTTATATCACTTACACTATTAAGTAATGAAAACTCTAGCTTCCTAGCGCAACTTTTATAGTCGCCACTCCAAGTTATAGTAGTTAATAAATTAGTTATATCTAGCTTTTCACCATTAGTCTTTTGATATATTAACTTAATCATGGAATTATCAACTCCATATTAGTATATATAACATTGCTTTTAGCTAAAGAAGGATATTTACTTTTATTGGCTTCTTTTATCTTAGGATATAAACTACCCTTGCCATAATACTTTTGGGCAATAGCCCATAAACTATCGCCTTTTGCAACTTTATGAGTTTTTTGAGTGCTAGTGTTTGTATCGCTAGAATTATCATTAGAATTATTGTCTGTATTATCAGTTCTATTTGTATTTTGAGCATTAGTAGAAATTTCATTAATTACTGGTATAATTATAGGTCTACGTTCTAATAAATCTATAGTATAATAAACATCGCCTGTACCGTCTTTTTCTCCATAGCTAAAGTTAGTTATATACATTTCTTGATTTATATCAGTACCAGTAAGTATCACCCTTACTATAGAACCTTTGTTTTTCCAATCTTTGAAGCGAGATACTAAATCATAAGGTTTTGGTACGTTAGAATATTCATTAAAACTATATTCTTTGTTTGGGAAGAAGCTTGATAAACTTAATTGGGCCAATCCATTAGAATTAAACGTAGCAACATCGCCCAAACCAATAATATTATTAGTTTCATAATCTGCTCCAATAACTCTTTCAAATTCACTTGGCATTACAGGAAGCCTTATTGCTTTATCTTTAGTTTTAAACCATATTTCAGTAAGCATTAATAAGCACCTCCATATACCATTTTATTTTGATTAATCTTTTGAACTAATTTATTAGCTATTTTAGTTATGTCTGCTTCTTCTCTTACAGTTAATCCATTTATGACTATATTTACACCTGTATTAGTGCCTTTTTCATACCTATTTGCCTCTTGTTTGGTTAATACACGCTCTCCTTCGTGAAGCGTTCTAACTGTTCCATCTCTTGCTATTCTACCACTACCAAAAGCATTTCTACCTTCACTCTTGCCACCAAGTACACTTTTAGTGATTCCTACAACTGCTCTAACAGGAGAAGTTATTATTGAAACAAAATTTTTCCACCAAGAAACTATGTTGTCTATTGCATTTTTACAGTCAGCTTTTAACTGATTCATACTTCTACCCCAGTTTGCTTGAACTACGGCAATAGCAGCATTAACGGCAACTATTGCAGCTATAACTGCACCTACAGGGCTACAAATAAAAGCAAATGCAGCTGCAACAACTCCACATATAACACCTAAAGCTTTTAGTGCTAATATTATGCCTGTTACAATAGGGGCTATAGTTACTAATACTGCTCCTACTCCTGCAACAATTCCCCCAAACATTAATATTTGTTGAATTAGTTTTGGATTTTCATTTATCCAACTTACTATTTTGTCTATAACAGGAGATATTTTATTCATTAACTGTTCTAAAGTTGGCATTAATGCTTGACCTATGGAGTTTTTAACTAAATCAAATTTTCCTTTTAACTCATTCCACTTGTCTTTAAATTGTTGTATCTTTTGTAATTGGCTTTCACTTATATAGCTATATCCTTCAAGTTCTTTAGCTTTTTCTGCCCAATTATCTAAATGTGGTAATAATTCTTCCCCTGTAGTAGATAACAAAGCAGTCATAACGGCTTGTTGGTGAGTTTTATTTTCAAGCTTACTTGTAGCTAGCATTAACTCATTCATAAAAGTACCAGTTTCTTTTAATTTCCCATTACTATCAGTAACAGATAATCCAAGTTGTTTTACTATTTGAGTTAAATCACTTTCACTTTCTAATAATCCACCAAGTTCTTGTTCAGTTACAGCCATTCTTTCTGCCATTGCTGCAAAATCTCCGTTAGCTTGCTCCATTGAGTAGCCTGTAGATTTAAGCATTTTATCCCATTGTTGATAAGATTTAGTAGACATATTTGCCATTTTAGATATTTTATTTATCTCTGCTCCTTGTTCAACATAAGCACCTGTTATAGCCGTTAAACTTCCTGCAATAGAAGCTCCTGTTGTAACTGCAACTTGCCCAATATCTTTCATCTTGTCAGAAGCTTCTTTAGCACTTGCACTTACATTATCAAAGGTCTTTTTTACATTCCTTAAAGACTTATTAACATTTTTTAAAGGTGTAGTTATTTGGTCTTTTAATTTTATTACAGCTTGTAAAACTTTATCATTCATTTAATTACCTCCCTTCATTTAGGAGTCTATATTCTTCATTTTTTTGGTCGATTTCATAGTGCATAAATGCTCTTACTATTTGCTTTTCACCATATCCCATATTGTAAAATTGCATAGGCATAATATGGTGGTATTTAAACAAGTAATACATTAATTGCACTTTTCCATCAACCTTTATTAGTTTTTTATTTCTTCATCATTTTCTTGATAGCTTGATAAACCTGTTATAACTGAATATAATTCTGCAAGTTCTCCATCAAGTAATAGCTTTCTAACCAATTCAATAGGTACAGGACAGTTAAAATGTTTCATTAATTCCTTATTTTTAAATACATCTTTGCACCCTTCAATTACTGTTAAAGCTTGTAATTTAAAAGTGTCCATACCTTCTAAACCATTACTATTTAAATCTACACATTGCATTTGTATTTCGTTTGATTTTTCAGCATCTAAAGCTATACAAGAAAATTCTATTTCTTTTTTTATTTTTTTAAGGTATATTTTTTTAACAGCTTTAGGCATTTCTATTTCACCTAAATCTATCGCTAATAATGTATCTACAGCATTACTCATAGTCTATATTCTCCTTTGTATATAAAAATAAAGACTAGAGTAATACCCTAGCCTTATTAAATTTTATTTAGTTTTATTTTTAGAAACTATCTAAAACATCCCAGTCAGTAGCAGTAAATGGATGTTCTGATTGACCTATTGCTCCAACTTCCCAATCCATTAATGTTAAATCATCAAAGCTAACGTTTTTAACTGCTATTCTTTCTGATCCATTAGCATCGGGGTCTGCTAGTTTGCCTATTAAAGTGAATCTGGGCTCTTTACCTGCTTTTATGCTATCTGATATAAAGTGTATCATTCTTGAGTTTACTTTGTGTAAAGACAATGAGCCTTTAACAGTATACCCCATATATTTTGTATCAGTAGCCATTGAGCCTGCTATTTTTACTTCTTCTTTTTGAAATTCAACCTTAACTTGGAAAGCCTTAACTTCTCCAACCTCTCTATCATTTATCCATAATGAGCCGTGAGTTCCGTTTATTGCATTTTTAGCATTAAAAGCCATAATTTAACACCTCCTATAAGTTGATTTCTAAAGATATTTCTTCCATAGCATCTATAAGTTTTATATTAGCCATTAAAAATACTTTATCTTTTGTATTAGCTTCTTTTATTTCTTGTTCACTCATTTCAGAAGTGTCAACACCTATAGACTTTAAGTATTTAATTTGTTGAGCCATATCTATAGCAACAGTAAAATCCTTTTCTATAAGTTGTTCTTTTGCTAGTTCTTCAAAATATGAAGTTATAGCAGTCATTAAGATACATTTATTATCATAGTTGTTAGCAACCTTGCCTATATATGTATCTATACAAGTTTTTCTTATGTCGTTGTGTATTAAATCCATAGTATCAACTAATTTTATTTTTTGGAATAAATCTCCCTTTTCAGTAGTAGTTGTAACTAAAGAGTTTACACCTCTCGCAACTCTAACTTTACCCATTTCTTTTACAAGTATCAGTTCACCTTTTCCAACTCTTTCTTCTGATTGTTCCTTAGTTTGAGAAGGTATATCTAGCACATTTCTAGGTACTGCATAAGTTACTGATTGATTTAAAGGAGTTCCTGCTATAAGCCCTGCTATAACACAGCAAAACTCATCTGAGTTCATTTCTCCTTCTTTCATAGTAGCCGTATTTGTAGAATTTACTATTCCTTCATAATCAGCTTCTAAGTTCATTACTGCCTTTACTCTAACTTTTATATCATTTCTCATTTTATCTATAAAAGTCTTAACAGTTTCTTTTTCTTCTTCCTTAACTTGAGGAACTACTAAATAATTAAATTCAACAGTTTCTAAATAGTCTAAAGCTGTTTTTAATTCAACCTCTTCCCCTACCACATAAGCTACAACTTTGCTTGGAGCAGTAACATTCCCTAACAAAGTTAGGTTTATGTATTTTTTATTAGCCTCTGATAAGTTAGAAGGTATATCATAAGCCCCTTTTATATTATAAAGCCCTAATTCTTGAGTATCTCTAAGTATTAAAGCTACTATTCCTGTATTACCTCTTTGTATAGCAGTAGAAGCTTTTTGCTTAAATTCAACTATTACACTTGGTAATCCTATATTTGAAGCCATTTAATCACCTCTTTTTACTTAATATTTACATCAATGTTATTCATAATATCAAAAGTATCTTCATTGCCACTATTTGAAGCCTTAACATTGATTTCATCAAAGTAAGTTATATAAATTAAAAAATCTAACATATCACCAACTTCATCAGTTAAGAAATTAGGTTCAACGTTAGATATATTTAAAAACCTATCTTTTACTTTTAAATTTCTAGCAAATAAGCAATCTAGCCTATCTGCCATGTCATAATTATCTAATTTGCTACTACCAAAATATTTTACTGATAACATTAATTGCTTTTGGTTAGTCTTTAAAGTAGAAGCTTTGCTTGTAACTGGTACCAAGGTTACATAAAAACATTCGTTCTCAAAAGTCCCCTCTTGATTTTCAACTATAACATCACAATTAAAGTTATCAGATAAAATTTTAGTAGTAGAAAATAAAATATCTTTGTAAGTTATCATAATCATTAACCTACTTTCTAATCATTAAATAAATTCTCTATCATCATAGAAAATTCACTTGTTAGAGTCTCTTCTATTTCTTTTACTGATTTAGTAAGCATATATCGACCGTCAACAAAAGATTTTCCACCTCTAGTTCTATGACCATATTCAATGTACGGTGCGTAGTGAACATTGTTATATATAATCCTA